ACATCTGGAACAATGTTGCTTGTAATATCCGCTGTGAATGTTATACTATCCGTATTAGCATCACCGAAATTTTGATCTCCGCCCACTGTAATGTTTCCTGTTAAGTTAACATTGCCAGTAACGTCTAGACCTTGTTTAAAAAATGTTGTCATGTCATTATAACCCCCGTTACCAATATTTATCGATTCGCTCAAAGAAAAAGGAACCCAGGTTGCCCTGGGTTCCAATATTGACTAAAATAAAATTAGTACCTATAAACGTGAGCTTAACTGAAGTTAAGAGCGTTTGTAGTTACTGCGATTCTACTTAGATAGTCTGCAGCATTACCAAGTGATGATGCTGTGTTGTTTAGTTCTACATAACCATAACGTGTCATGAAGCTTACAACTGGCTCGAATGTATCTGGATCAAGTACTGTTCCTGAAGACATAAGTGGGATGTATGGGCAATAGAACGCCGCTGCATCTGATTCACTTGAACCTTTATAACCAACTAGTACGTCGTCGTTGGCCGCATACTGGTTTACATAAACCTTTACGCTGTTGTTTAATGTACCAACTAGTTTAGTATTTGTTGGTGCTTCAAACGGACCTTCAGTTGTTCTTGCGAAAGCTGAAGTTGTTGCAGATTGTAGTACTGTTAGTACTGTTGGGCTAACTACGACCCAGTTACCTGCGCCACGGCGTGTTCTTGCCGCAATGTCGTTTGCTGCTTTGTTGATTAGAACTGCAAGAGCTGCATGCTCGTCACCAACAAAAGTAGCTGTGCCACTTACTGCGTTTTGTGCATATGTTGAACTTGCTGTACCAGCAAGGTTCGTCAACGAAGTGATGATTTCCTGGTCGATTTCTGCAGTAATCTCTTGAGCAAGTGCTGCCATGATTTCTGCTTCAACGTCTAGTCCGTGCATCGCTTGTGCATCTTGAGCTGCTTCGAAAGTCCAGCGAGCTGATAGCTTGCGTGATTTTGCTTCGACAGTTTGTTTCAAGATTTGGATGCTCATCTTTTTACCAGGAAGTCCTTCCTGAGTTGCAGTCGCATCACCTTTACTGGTGCCTGCGTTACCTGAGTAACCGTTTGCAATTGCAAATGGGCTTAGGGCTTCATCACCAGCGGCTACGCCAGCAAATGCTTCTGCATAGCGCACACGTAGTGTGTGGATTTGTCCAACAGGGCCTGTCATAGGCTGGACACCAACTAATTCGTTGGCGATAACTGTTGGCATTACACGGCGGATCACTGGTAGGATAACTTTGTTAAGAGTAGCAACGTTCCCAGCCATAGTAGCACCAGCGGTTGCACTCTCAGTGAGTGAACGTTTAGTGTTTTCTAGTACTGTTTCCATTACTGCTTTTTTGTTACCTGCCAAGCCGTCTGTAAGGGCCTCTTTGGTAGCTGACCAATTTTCAAATAGGTTTGCCATATTAGTATCTCCTTAATTAATACCGGCTAACTTTTTCAAGTTAATAATTTCGGCAGATCCAGTCTCTGACTGACGTTTCGCTTTATCACCTGTTATCACTGTATTTTTAGATACGGTGTTTTCGGTGAGCTTTGCCTTATGTTTAATAGAAACTTTAGCATCTTCTTTCAATACATTTGGAAGATACTTGTTGAACGCATCACGTAATTTGTCAGTTTTAACTGATTCTAGTAATGCTCCCATAATTTCCTTGTGGTCCTTACTTAGAGGAGCCATCATTTCGTTCATTGCGGATTTACGGTCTGTAAGATCTTTAACAATCTTAGCTGAACGCTTGGCCTCCATGATGGATACATCTTTAGTAGTAAGTTCCTGCTTTGCCTCATCTAACTGTTGACCTAAGTCAACGAGTGAACGATTCAGTTTTGCAACTTGTGTGCCTTCTGCTAGTGTACTTGTCATAAATTCTGCAGCAAATGTTTCGAAGATTTGACGACCAAAGTTATTTTCTTTAGCAGTCTGTATATCTTCTTTAAGTGTTGAAAGTTCACCTCTGAGTGTATTCTCAATGATGTTTTCAACTTTTGTTGCAGCTTTTTTAACAAAGTTAGCACGAGCTTCAGCTATTACTTTCTTGCCTTCGGTGACCATTCTGACTTTTTGCTCAACTAGTGAACGCTTGTCATCATGGAATTCGTTTAGCTCTTTAGTTAGCTGGCCGAGTACAAACTCTTCCAATTTACCAAAGTTTTGTTTTTGTGCTTCACGATCCTCTTTGAGTTCTGTGATTTCTGTTTTAAGAGTAGACATAATGAACGTATCCAGCAACTTAGCATGTTCCTTGACTGCTTTTTTATAAGCAACACGGTCTTCTGCTAGTTTAGCTTTGTCTTGTGCAAATTCATTTAATTCTGTCTTAATGGTATCAGTAAGCATTACATCCATTGCTTCTACAATCTGCGTTTTGTCATTTTCATAACGTCCTGCAAATTCTTCACGTAGTTCAGCAGTGATATTCTCACGTGCCTCAGCAAGTTGTGATTCCCATGCTTCGCTAATACCTTGTTTCACGTCTTCAGAGAGTACCTCAGAGCCGAGAATTTTTTCAATTTCTTGAGCCATATTCAATCTCTCCCTAGGTCTTTGATGAAGTTGATTACCTCACTTCGGAGGTATCTTTGTGCTTTAGTGTCATACTTTACAGCATTTGCTACGTCCCAAATTGTATTTCCACGTTTGTGGTTCATAATTTGTTCATATATTGGATCTGGATATGCACCCGGAGCACTTGGATTCGCTACAATATCTACTGTAATGATTTCAAAGTCCGACACATTTCCACTTCCATCAACGTTGCCACTGCCTCTAGAGCTGACACCTAATCTTACGCCACTTTCTAGTAACGTTTTACAAATATTACCCATGGGCGTGGGTAACATCTTTAGTTTTCCGATTCCGTCATTTCCCTTCATACTCATGTTAGTAATCATATGACTAACACGATCCAGGTTTATATTTAAATCGTCAGGGTGATCTGCTTCACCTAACACAGTATTTCCGTCTTTAATCTTCTCTTGCAGTGTGTTTACTGCATTTGAAATTTCATTAACGGGGTATACACGCTGGTTTTGGTTCTTCACACCACCCTGAATAAAAATTCCTTCCATATATAGACTCTTAACACCGTTTCTGTCATCGACAGATTCAGTAGTAATAGCTGCTATATTAGGTTGTACAATTTCTCTCAGTGGTGTAAACATAATCAGTTATCCCTTTACCGCACGTGGTTTGCCGGCCTCTTGTGGTCCGTCTACACCCATGGGTTTAGCAGTAGGAGTGCTACCACCAGTTTCGTCCGAGTCTCCAGCGATGTCGATTGGCTTACCGTTGCCAAGTGTTTTATCACCTGGGCCTGTTGGTGAACCAGTACTGTCGGAACCGTCAGTGTGTGATACACTTACAGCCTTCATATCAGCGCCTTCTTCTAACTCTTCTGAGTCTGCATCGTCTGATTCAAAAGCCATTTCTTCAACTTCTTCTTCAGCATCCATATCCATTTCTGGTGCTTCATCAGCTGGTGCTTCTTCGTCACCAGTTAATTCTGCAAATGCAGCCTTTAGTTCTTCAAGAGCATCTTCTACGTTCATCATGGCGTCTTCTACAGCTGGTGCATCGCCTTCCATGTTGTCGTCTTCGTCGCTCATTTCGTCTGACAGGTCCATCTCTGCATCGTCGTCATCGTCTTCGCCGAAAACTTCTTCTGCTTCAATTTCGTCTGTTGCATCTTCGATGTCGCTAATGAAGTCAGCTTCACTATCACTTACGTCGATTGTTTCGTCCAGGTCTTCTTCTTCAACCTGATCCTCGTCTTCTTCGATCACGTCTTCTACTTCCGCATCTTCTTCGATTAAATCAGCGTAAATTTCACGTGATTTTTCTACAAAGATATCGTGTAGTAGATCAGAGGCTTGTTCAGTCTCCTCGTTGATCACTAATTCGAGGACTTTTTCTAGTTTTGTTTTACTATCCATTTTGCGTTACTCCTCAATGATGTGACACAGCAATATAATACAATGTTACAAAGTCAATGTTATTTAGTAACCAAAGCATTTTACTATGAAAATAGCATAGAAAAACGCAAAAACTGGTATTTTAATGAATTGACCGCTGTGCTAAGTAATTATTCTGCTGGTTTACCGTATATCTGACCTAAATCATTTACTCGTTCCTGCTTCTCCAAACGCTCTAATTCACGCTTTTTACGCAGTTTGTTTAAATGATTTAACGTTAGTCTGTTCTTACGGGTGTCGTCTATCTTGGCTGTATTAAACTTATCGTCATCAGCCTCATAGTATTCTCTCAACTCACGAAACTTCATGTTTCATCTCCTGTGTCGGTATCAGCTTCATCTCCACTGATTGGTGATTCTCCGTCGGCATCGTCGCCTAAATCACCCTCATCGTCCATGCTAAAGTCTTCACCGACGTCTCCGCCGTCTAAGCCTGGTCGAATGCCAACGCTACTTAATCCGCTTTCGTCTCCGCCAGCTGATCCACTTGCGTTTGGATTTTCTTCTTTCCACATGCTTTCATTCTCTAGGATCTCGTCTTCACTAAGACCAAGATATTTCTTAAGAATAAAGCGCCTGCTCAAGTAATCTACCCCGTCTATTTGGTTGAATACTCCAGCTCTTGCATTGTCAATTTCGATCTCTCTGTATTGACTAAAGCTCTGTGGTTCAATAAACCGCAAATCAAACAATCCGCTTTCAATTTGAAAGCCACGTTGTTTAAGAAACAGTTTAAATTCTTTATCAAAAATTGGTTGTATAAGATTTTGCAAACGTTGGCAATACTTTGTAAACCTGTGTTCTTGAATAAATGCTGTACCAACACGTCCGTCACTATATGATGCACTACCATCTTCAGGTCCAGTAGGCAAGTAACTGCTGGGCACACGCAATGCTCGTAGCATTTTGTTTGTAAAGAATTTTAAATCGTCAATCTCACCCAAGTTAGTACCGCCTGGTAACACGTCAACTTTACTACCCCTGCCTTCAGCAGTTTGTGCAAAGAAATAGTCTTCCATAATACTAAGTGGATTGTACTGAGCATCCATTACATTTTGCCCACCGCCTGTTTTGTTTGGAATACGGCGTTGGTGGATTTCGTTCTTAACTCTTTCAACAAAGCCCATGGCTTTGTGTGGAGGCATGTTGCCTACATCTACGTAAAATACACGGCGTTCTGGCGCACGTTGTACACGGTAGATAATAATAGCATCTTCCAATAATTCTTTTTGCTTGTATGTCTTAAAGATTGGATCAAGTACACTTGTACCAAAAGGCCAGTTTATGTCCATGCCTTCAGTCATTGCACAATGAACCATGTGTTCAGCATTAACAGCATATTCTTGCATTTCAAGTCCGCCACCACCACTATTACTGGTGCCATGGCTACGGCCTTCAAGGCTGGAAAATGCGCCAGCAGATGTGCCTCCACTAAATGTGTTGTTGTGCTCTAGTGGTTCAGTTGCTGTTTTATTTTGTAAGTTTAGGTCTAAGTTCTTAACAATATATTGCTCAGGTCTTTTGCCTTCGCTTTCGTTAACAACTACCTTGAGTACATCTTGTGGATTGACATACATTAGTTCCCATGTTTCTGGGTCACGGATAAATGGTTGATCGCCGTACTTGATGACATTACGGAAAGTTTTAAACATCCGCTTGTCCCAGTCGTTTAGATTGCACCACTGTTTTAATGCTTGTTCGAGAATTTTGCTTTCACTCTCGCTTGGGTCACCCTTGTATACAAACTTAAAGGGTGTTCCAGTTTCATCATCAAACTGTGTACTGAATTCAGCAATAGTGTCTAGGGCAGCGTTAATTTCACTGTCCATGTCCATTTGGTCGTACTGCATATAGCGTTCGACTCTGTTTGGCATACCGCTGTATACCTCAGGTAGCCAACTTTGAAACCGGCTAGTGCTTCCGCTACTGCCTGCTTGTCTGTTGCTACTTTTGGTTTCCTTGCCTTGGTATACCGTGAAGTGCTTTTTCCAACTCATGTGTTTTATCTCTTTATTTTATATGTTACTATATTTATCACTATTTGTCAAGTGCTTATGCATTAGATTCAATAGTATCAGTCTGTTTTCTCGATAGTCTGTTATTTTCTCTTAACTCAGCTATTATTCTATCGCCTTGTTCTTGACTTAGTGGTGTATTTACAATTGGATTAAGGCTAGATTGGTCGTTTTTATTAGCTTCTGGTTGCGGCTGTAGTGTGGTATCTGTTGATATTGACGGCGTCGGTTTAGTGCCATTCATCATGTCACGTATTTCTCCAGCTCTGTTAATTTTTTGTTTTTCACGCTCTGTGAGTAGATTTTCATCAACAGCTTTGCCATTAATATTTGTAGGAACATGTCCCTCTGCTGTGAAGTTTACATTTCCATCACCAGTATCAACATTCATTTGTTTTGCTAATTCAGAAGCACGTGCAGTTTTATATCTGTCATCTCGCTCTACTCTACGTAATCTTCCTTCAGCCGATGCAGCAGTAGCCTGTAATCGTTCATATGACGCTTGGGTGTCTGCATCTTTGTATCCGTGAACATCCACCATTTCACCAAATCCGTCATCTTTTTGTCCGATAACTTCTGTTGGGCCGTTTCTTTCTTTAAAATTCTCAACAAGCCGATTTATTTTTGTTTGCTGTTCTAACAGTTTTTTCTGTGTGCCTAATATAGTTGAAACTTGTGTTGCTGGCTTTGCTGGCGGTATTACCACATCCACTGGGGGTACTACTGGTGTTACTGGGTCCACTACTGGAGTTACTGCGGGTGTCGCTGTGGCGTCAGCAGCCAATCGGATATCAGCAGCTATTTCTTCCATTGCCGCATTTATAGGTTCCAGTGTAGCAAGTCTCTCTTGCAATCTTTTAATTTCTTCAGCAGTGTCACGTCTTCCACTAACTTCACCACCCCAGAATTCATCCTCACCTGCTTCACTTCGTTTAATACGTTCCTGTAACCTACTAATTTCCTTGTTGGTGTCAGACATTTCAATTGCTACTGCACCTTGTGATTTTTCACGTAGTGTGGCCAAATGCTCTTCTAGTTTTGTAATTTCTCTCTGTGCCTTGCGTTGTCCGCCTTCTTCGCTACCCCAGAATTCATTTTGGTCTGCTAAACTTCTATCTATACGTGCTTTTAGATCATCAATTTCTTTGGTTGTGTCGCCTATATCTGTGTTAAGTTGGTCAATTTCTGAGTCAAATACTCCCGTTTCACCAATAGCTTCGCCAGCTTTACCGCCAGCAAATTGGCCGCCAAGTGATCCTATTATACCGCCAACGATGCCACCAATCGCTGTACCTATTACAGGAACAACACTGCCAACTGCAGCACCTACAGCGGCGCCTGCCAATCCACCGGCTACCATACCACCAGCTTCTCCAACTTCTTCTGACTTTTCTCTTCCTGACAATTCATCGTTATTTAATGCACTTGCCGCTTGATAGGTGCCAAGAATTGCTGCTAATGGTGCAAAGGCTCTGGTAGCAAATCTGCCGCCTATGCCTCTGGCAGCTGGAGTAACTGCATTTTTTGCAGTATTTGCTACTGCGCCGCCTGCGTTAGCAACTGCACTTGGTGCTCCACGAACTTTATCCAATAAGAATCCGCCAGCAGTGGCACCAACACCTAAGACTTTCCCAAGGATACCTCTTCCAAATCGCCTTGGCCTAGCATTTCTGTTTCTGCGGTTTCTGTCAGCATCGTCGCCGCCAGGTATTATGTCACCGCCTAAGCCACTGCCAAACGCACCTAATGTCATTTTTACAGTTAATGCACCAACGGCTGCGGTTAGTATCGGTACTGCCACTGCCAAGGCAGCCATACCAGCAATAGCAATTGTACCGCCCAGTCCAATACCTTCAAATAATCCCTTTCCAGGTCCAAATCTGTCGCCAATTGAACGAATTCCGTCAACTAATGCACTACCAGCATCTTCAATATCAGCACCTATTAGGTCAAGAGTTCCACCTATTACTGTATTAAGTGTACTTGCTTTAATTGCATTGGCTGCGTCTTCCATTGCCGCTGGTATTCCAGCTAGTTCATTATTTTTTAATCCCTGATCAACTTGTTCTCTAGCGTTAGCTATTGCTTCTTCAGACATTGCTATGCCTTGTAATCCATTAACGAATCCAAGTAACTTAGTAGCACTATCAATTCCAGTGGCTCCCAAATCCATTAAGTTTTGTTTTACTTCAGGAGAAGCAACATCACCAAGTCTGCCCATCATCGCAGTAACTTTTGTGTTGAATTCTTCAGTTGGCATTGTGAGTGCATTGGCGTCTACAAAGCTGGCAATATCAGCAAATGCACCTTGAAGCTCTGGTCCACCAATACTAATCATTTCTTTAAGTGAGCTGCCAAGAGCAGTACTAAAGAATGGAATATCAGTAACTGCCGCCTGTGCAAGTGCGCCTGCAAATACTGCACCTTCATCGCCAAGTCCACCAATAATAGAACCCAAGTTTCCAATATTAGCTGGAAGATCTTTACCTAGTGCTGCAAATTGCTGTCTTGCAGTTTCAACAATCGGGTCGTTTAATATAGATGCACGGTTACGCAACATTTCTCTGCGATCTTGCCCAGTTACAGCCGCTAACAAAGTGGTTTCCTTCATTAGACTGTTCATACTTTTGTTAACACTGGTGGTTATTTGTTCTTGGCTCATTCCGCCACGACGTCTAATATCAATTTCTTCTGCTAATATCTCGTTATACTCAGTGTTACTGAGACCAAATTGCCCCACGTCTCTGGCAGCATGGCGTAATTTTTGACTCATTAACGCAAAGCTTCTAGCGCCTTCATCAGTTGTTGTTCCTAATGCGTTAATGGCACGACTGTTGCCGTTTATTATTTTTCCGTATGATGCCAAGTCTAATCCTGCAGCTGATGCATCGTTACGTAAATCTTGTAATGATGTTCCTAACCCAACACCAGTGTTTTGTAGTTCTGCTATATTTTTAGCAAATCCTTCCAGAATTCCTATGGCAAATCCGGCAGCTGTTCCCAATCCCACAATTGATCCAATAGCATTGGCAATACCTTTAAGATCTGACTTTTCGACACCCTTGGCTAGGTTTCCAGCACTTTTAGATATGTTTGAGCCCATGTTTTCAACAGCATCATTAAGGTTTTTAACTGCGGCTTCATTAATCTGTTTGTTTTTCTTAGAGGCGGCTGCTTGTATTTTATTAACACTCAATAATTCTTTAAGACTTTTAAAAATTCCTGTTTCTACGTCTTTGGGGTCTGCTG